GGTGGTGCTGATAGGTCGCCATTTCGTAGGTCGTCCTTCCTTGTGCGATGCGCTCAATGAACTTGATGGCGTCTTCTGAAAATGTGATCGCGTCTCCGTCGTTGTCGATAGCCGGATAGAAAGTCTTGCGGAGATCGTATTCCTCATACGTTCCAACCGAGTTGAGCGCACTGTTTGATTGGAAGTCCCCCTTCAGAAATAAGCCAAGCGCCCATCGCTCCGCAGGTTCAAGAGCCTTCCATTTCGGATGCTCATAAAGCGGGGCATCCTTCAATGTTCCGCGCTTACCATAGGTCGGTCTTGCCGCCGTTTCCGGTGGCGTAAACTCCGATGTCGATCCATTGGTGAATCCGACAAACTCCACCGTGATTTGCTGCCAGCCGCCGGGGATGTTTTGAATCCCTTTGATGGTGGCCAAGCGCATGAACGCAAAGAGATCGTCGCAACTCTTATCAAGTGATTGCAGCGTTGCTCCGCTCGGGAATGCCTCCTTGACGCTGTAGTTGTCGATATCACCCTTGCGGATGCGAAAGGACTGCGTGGCTTTCCAGCCGCCGTTCTCGTTCTGGGCGGCGTTAAAATCATCCTGCGGGACGATGGTGTTTGGTGCGTGTCCGTAGAGTTTGGCCATTACATTTTTGCGCCTTGCGCGGTGTTGTTTTCAATCTTGCCGAGAACCTCAACAACCTTGTTTCCGTTGGCGTCTGAGAGTGGTGAGTTGCTGCCGGGTTGGGCGAATTGGAAGCGCCCGCCGGATCCTGGGACCATGCCTTGATTGCCCTGTATGACGGATTGCGCCTGCTGCTTGATGCCCCGATTGATCATATGTGCTTCTAGCAGTTCATCAAAGCCGGGGGTCTGCCATTGGCTTCCCCGCTCCCCCTCGTAACCGACAGCCTCGGACATTCTTCGGATTGGGTTGATATCCTCAAGAAACTTCATAATTCCTTTATGGATATTCATGATTCCTGATTGATACGCCGCCTCCGTCGCCGCCGCCATCGTGTCACCAATGAGTTTGCCCGCAGCTATAAACTTATCGTGATTCCCACCGATGGAATCACTGATGGCATTTGCGAACAGATTTCCGAACCTCTCGGCCTGTGCTACAATGGTGGAAAATACACTTTCCAGCTGGCCCGGAAGTGAACTAAATCCCGTTGAAAATGGTTCCGCGAACGCATCCACGATTTGCTCAAACGAAGCTTTGATTTGCTTGCTGGCGTCAGCGGTTGCCATCGCTGTTCCGCCCACCTGCGTCTCGATGGCTTTGAGTATGACGTTCTGAGCCTTCATCATATCGCCACCCTCAACCATGGCCGCGATCATCTTTTTCTCTTCGGCGGTGAATGTGATACCGCTTCGGGTGAGTGAGTTAATGCCCTTGATTGGATCGTTTAGTGCCTTGCCTAGCTGCACCGCATTGGTTTCCGCCGTGCCGAATCCTGCGCTTGCCATATCAAACGCCGCTATGGTTGCGCGGTCGAACGCCCCCCCGGCAACATCCGCGCTCTTCGCCAGTTCTTTGAATGTCAGGAGTTTGGTTTGGGTGGCACCTAGCGCGGCACCGTCGAGTCCTGCCTGCCTTGCTGTGATATCCGCGAAGTCAATCAGACGCTTGGTCACCTTGTCGGTTTCATCACCGAAAAGCCCCATCTGTTTTGCGACGTTCTGCAAGGCGCGGTCGCCAGAGATTCCGGCCTCACCGATGGCGTTTAACTTGATAGCTAGCGCGGCGATACCTGCAACGCCAGCGATAGCGCCAACGCCGATAGCCTTAAACGCCGTCACGCCGATCTTGGCGATGTTTGTGAATCCGGCGTTAAGGCTCGCGAGTCCGCGTTGCACGGCGGCACCGTCGAAGCTGATTTTTAAAGTTGTTCCAACTGCCATGAGTGTTCCCGGTTAGAAAGTTCGTTAAAGGTTTCCAGATTGCTGGTCATGTCCGACGCGGCGGGTGACTCGATTTCCAGCCCGAGGGATAGCCAGTGGCATGCCATGAGTTGATGCGCTAACCCCACCGGCATTTCGTAAAGCGCATCGCGCCATGACACACCGCATTGCCCGAGGATGAATATGATGGATGCGGTGCTGCATGGGTCTATCTCTTGACTTTCTGCCGGGGTGGAGTCGCTTTTTTTTTGGGGACGACGGCGGTTTTCTCTCTTTTGTTAATCTCGCCCATCGCGTGTCCCTCAAGGATCGCGTATTCTTCAGGGGTGATTGAATGCTTGAGCTTTAATATCTCCGAATTGATCTTTGCGGGAGTCATCGCGCAAAGTTCGATTGATGGTAATGTGAACGCAAAGCAAAGCTCAAGCGCGTAACTCAGTGATACTTCGCCGTCTTTGAATTTGTTTTTTGATGCTCTTTGGGTCAACCACTCACCAAGCCCTAATGTCAGCGGATAAAGTGTGAATTTTCCGACTTGCTTCGGTGCGTCGATGACGGATTGATGCTGTGCTTTTTTTGGTGTCATGGTCTTATCTGATATGGGAAAGCAGGTAATCGCGGATGCGCTTCGGGGCTTTTGCTGGGATCATCGAGATGGATTTGCTCCGGTCCTGCATGTTGATGAATGCCCCGCGCTTCTGCTTATCTTTGGCCGCGCAAATCCAGTCGATACGGTTGCGTATGAACGCGCAGACGTAGGAAACCGGAGACTCAGGCGATGCCATACAGACCCGGCCAATGTCCCGGAAGGTCTTGCGCACTCCGTCAATCGGAAGCCCAAGGAACGCCGCCGCGTGCGCGATCCAGTCGTCCTGCGATGTGCAGCCATTCGGGCGATGCGCGATGAAGTCCATCAGCAGGCCAAATGCATGGCCGGGATGTTCCACCTTGAACGATTCGACGTTGGACCATGCGTGCGAGAGTGCCTCCGGGGTGTAGAAGCCGCAGGGGGATTCCTCGCTGAAATGGAAGCGGATGTAGTCCTTGCCGTTATCGCGTGCGATGAGGCTAACTGAATCGCGTAGGTCTGGGCGTTCGGGGGGAACTCCCATTGTCAGGATGGCGGCGGCGAGGTTGAGGTCCCCACTGCCGAATGTCTTTTTTCCTGTCATGGTGGATGCTCCGTTAACTCACGGTCGAAGGTGAGTTGGTGGCGATGAGGGGATTGAAGATCGCCTTGATTTCACCGCTCTCGAAGTCGGAATTAACCCGCTTTAGGCTTGCGCCGGAAATGACAGTTCCAGCGTTGGCGACTGGCGTGGAGATGAGGTTCTGAGAGTTGAGATTCAGACCGTCAGTGGTGGCGTTGGCGAGTGTCAGCGCATCCCCCAGGTCAACAATCATCCCGGTAGCTTTGACAGCAACGACGCCGGAAGCAGTGACCTCCGTCATATCATTAAGTAGCGCCATCGAAACCTTGTTGCCCACATGATTCATCGCGTAGGTGATTTCGACGCTGTAGTCATAGGACAGGTCACCAAGCAGAAGCCCGGTGGATGCTGAATCGTCTGCGATGCCAAATCGGGATGCTCCGTGAACTGTTGCGGCCATGGTAAAAGGTAGTTAAGAGGGACATGCGACGAAATGAAGGTTCCACCGGGAAACCCTTCGCCCATCGCTTGCCTCTGTCGTCGGGGCTGCGGTGCGAATGTCAAATATGCGGGAATTGTTCCGCCCATCCATCCATGTGATAGCTCCCGCGTCTCCGATGATATCGTAAAGGTCACGACGCATCTGCCGCTCATCCTCCGGTGATGTGCCGTCGTTATCCTCATCCGCCGGCAAGGTGTGGAGTTCGCACACGATTTGATAGTCGGTGACCCCCCGCAGGATGACGCCGTTGGTTTCATGGTCGCTCGATGACTCCTCCATGATGCCGAGGAACGGCGGGGATAGGTCGCCGTCGTCGCCCATCTTAACGATGGGCAGTGATTCAATGGATGGGAGGTAAACCTGTTTGAGCGCGATCCATTCCGCGAGTGATGTGATGACAGTCATACTTTTTGCTTCTGGTTTTGGCGTCGGAGCGCCGACCGATACCAAGTGAGGGTTTTCCGTAGTCCCCACTGCACCGCAGATTCGATGTGGGAGCTTTTGAGGACGTGATTCGACGCAACGTGGCTCGCCTTGTTGGTAAGCTTCGCGGATGGGCTCCAACCCGCTACCGGGTGGGTCGATTTGCCGAATGCGCTATGTTTCTGCGCGTAGCCGAGGAAGTTCTTGCCGATGTTGATGCGGTCGGATCCCTTCTGAGCGGCGGCGATATCTTGACCTGCGCCGAGCCAACCACCTTTTGCGATACCTGCTTGAAGTCGCCGCGACTTCAGAGTGTCAGCGAAAAGCTTTTCAGTGATAAATGGTCGGTGATGAATCGGGACGGGGCGAGTCCTGCCGCGCCTGGTTCTTTTTGAGTCGATATATGCAGAGGCTTCCGAAACTGTCCGTAATACCCGGACCTTTTTCTTTCCTAGGCTCGGGACGATATTAAGGATGGTTCGCGCCCCCGCTTCGATGCTGTTCCACTGCTTTTTCTTGGATGCTGTCGTCTTTCCGAAAGCCTGGGTGGATCCTGCTAATTCGCGGCACGTTTGCACACCCCATCTGGCAATCGCCTGCGCGTTGTTGTCGCCCAAATCATTTGCGAAACGCTTGATGCTGCGCTCAAGCTTGGGCATGTCGAATTTGGCGTTCATGCCTTTTCGACTTGCTCCAATGTGATCGTGGTAAAGTCTCCGTTTGGCTCGACAGTCTCGACCCTGTATGCCTGACCGCGAGCCGTGGCAGATTTCTTAAGGATGGAAGTGCCCGGCATCGCTGAACTTCGACAGACCGCGGTTAAGCTACGGGTCGTTTCAAATCCACCGCTTGAGAAGTCCTTGCCATGCCTTGCGCTATTAATGACGCATGAGAGCGAGACTACACCAATGGTGACAACCTCTTCGCCGATCATAGGAAAAGCTTGTGACGCCATACTGCGGGCGTAACTGGAAACGATGCTCATGTGCCTCGTATCATCGCCTCTCCGCGAAAGTCAAAACCGCCGCCCCTGTTTCCAGAGGCGGCGGCTGCATGAAACCAACAATACCAACAGAGAATTACTTAGCTTTCGGAACCGGCTTTTCGGCCTTGGTGTTCCGCCAGCGTTTAGATCGTCCTTGGCGGGTGTCCACAAGCTCGATAGAATCGAACTTGCATGCGGGGCCTTTCAGGATTTCCTCCTTGAATGCGAGTCTTACGAGATCGGGAGCATCGACCAAAACAGCTTCCCTTTTGCTGCCCTTGAGTCCGACGAGAATTGCGTATGCTGACATAAAGTTTTGAATGGTGAGGATGAAGCCCGCCGGAGTCCGATGAATCCGGCGGGCTAAGATGGATCAGGCGGAAACCATGCGCAGGATGCCGGTCGGAAGTGCGACCTGGTAGCCGTAAACCGATTCGATAACCCGATTACGGACGCCGGTGCCATTGTCATACCAATCGCGAAGACCTAGGGTCATCCCGCTTGGGTCGGTGAGACGTTCTGCGCGGTTGTAGGCATTGCCTTCCTGCGGTTGCAGATACCGGAACGCGGAGGCAAGACCCATGCCCGAGCTAGCGAAGCCTACGAGGTTTTGACCGTTGGCAGGGATGAGGTTGCTCATGATGAGCTTGAAGCCCATCAATGTTGGAACCTTGCCGTTGCGGATCGCGTCGATACTGCCGAATGCGTCAGCGGCTTGGATAGCACCGTCTTTCAAGAGCGCGTTGTAGTAAGCAGCGGAGATCACTAAGTAGCGGTCCTCGTCGCCCCAGTTGGCAACGTCGGCAGCGTTTTTAATATCTGCCACATCGTCCGCGTCGAAGGTGGATGCGAGGCCAGTGAAGGCGGCGGCACCGAAGTTGGCGGCGGTAATCGGCGAGAGGATATCGCCAAGGATGCCGGCGGCGAGCGCGTGCCCTTTGCGGCGACCGAAAACCTCAAGGTTCACAACCGAGCTTTGGGCAATCGATGTGTCGTCCAGGCTCCAAGAAACGTATTTCGGTTGGCCGAGCGATATCTCGATAGCGTCGGAATCCGCGTCTTGGATTGCATATGCGCCGTGGGTGACTTTGGTCTGGGTGGCATCAATCGCGGTGTTGTCGCGAAGGATGGAAATTTTATCTCCTTTCTTGGCCGCGTCTGCCGAAAAATCGGTAGCGAGGGCCATGATTGGAGCGATGCCGGAGATGAAGCCGGAAAGAACATTGGACGAGATGATGTCGTCGTTGACACCGGTGATGGAGTTAGCCATTTGATTGGGTGGTTAGATGGTTTGGAGATTAGCCTTTCGCAAGCGCGAGTTGACGGATTTCGACTGCGTGCTTGGCGAGGAAGTTGCGTTTGTCGGCACCCTTAAGTGCCTCGTATTGCGTGAGAAGGTCGGTCGGGGTGTTGTTGCCCTGTTCGATGTTCAGCGGCTCAGGTTGCCCGATAGATGCCAGCGTCTGGGTGGCGAGTTGGCCAGCGGATGCTTTGGCGGCTTCGATTTCCAGATCCTTTGCGGCGAGTTCAGCGGATGCAGTCACAAGCGCGGCGTCGAGATCAGCCTTGGCGGTGGTGAGTTCCGAAACCTCGGATTGCAGCGATGCGTTAGCTTCTGCCAGTCCGGTCAACTCGGTGATGCGAGCTTGTGCGGCGGTCAGGTCGTTGCGGAGGGAATCGTTTTCAGCGAAAGACGCTTCCAGCTTGGAAACCTCATCGTTGCCGGGAAATAGCTTTGAGAGAATGCTCATGGACTCTGCTTTCGGCTTTACCCCGCGAATGTCAAATACCTCGTTTGCGAAGCCGAGGTCGACCGCTTGCTTGGCAGTCATCCATGTTTCCACCTTCATCATGGCGCGGATTTCATCCAGCGGCTTGCCCGTGCGGTTAACGTAGGTCTGCGCGATGTCAGCAGATAGCCCGTCGAGTAGGTCTGCGGCTTTGCGTAGTTTTTCAGCGTTGCCTTGGACGGCCTGCGATGCGTCATGGATCATCATGCGGGCGTGTGGCACCATGCGGACCACATCACACGCCATGCAAATCACGCTCGCCATCGAAGCAGCCATCCCGGTGACGGTTGCGGTCACGACAACGCCACGCTCACGCAGAGATATGATCTCATTGTAAATGTTGTAACCATCAAAAATGCTGCCGCCGGGGCTGTTGATCTCGATTTCGAGCGTATCCACGGCGTTCTCCGCGTAATTCGTGATCGCGCCGAAGTCCGCGCCCTCTGCTGCGGCTTTTGCGCCGAAAAGTTTGCCGATGTCCTCGGTTAGTTTTTCAACGGACCAAGGCATGATTGCGTCAGTCAGTTTGACCTTGCCTGCTTTGTTTTCAGTCTGAATCAGGTTCATTCGTTTGAGTGGTTGGGGGTTCAGGCGCCTCCTTTTCGGATTGTTCGCCCATCTCGTTTGCGGTCTGCATGAACATCTCGCGAGGCTCCACGGTGATTTCCGCACCGTGTTTCGCGTTGAGTTCGTCGGAAATGCTCTGGGCTTTCCATTTACGCAGCCACACCGATCGGGCGCGTTGGTCGAGAAATTCATCCTCGGTTAGTCCACGAGCACCGAGCACTTCGCCCAGGTTGCGCGATCCGGTGACCAGTTCATCGAGTTCCATCTTGGATTCCCGGCCATCGTCAACGGTTAGTCGGGGCGGATAGGAAAAGCTCCATGCGGTCGGGTTTTTCAGTGGGGCGAATCTGCCAGACTCCGCGAAAACCGAGTAAGCCCATGCAAACGCACGCTTGGCACCATACCAGAGCTGACCTTGGCGCTTGGTCACGAAACGGCGGCACTTGAGTACCTCGCCACGCTCTGCGGTGCCTTGTCCCGCGCCTTTCCATACGGAGTAAGACCAGACGGAAATCACGGCGTCACGCACGATGCGGTCTTGGAAAGAATCCCAAATCGGGCCGGGGTTGTCGTGCTTGATCTGCTCGATGCGCTGATTGCCCTCGGCGGGGAGATACATCACGCCGCCGGGGAATGCCTTGCTTGAGAAGCCGGATTCTAACGAAGCCTCGCCTGTCAGGCTGTTGACCGGGTCATCTAGATCGGGGCCGCCGCTGTCGTTGAAAATCGTTAGGTGGAGCCGTGAGATGATTTGCTGGCGTATCCGCTCGTCCTCGGTCGAGAAAAGCGACATTTTCAGCGACTCCAGCGCATGCGTGAAGGCCGGGAGTCCGCGCCCCTGCTCGCAGTGCGTCGGGTCGAAAAGATGGATGACTTCAGCGGCGGGAACATCCTTGAAGACCGGGCTTCCCATCGTGCCAATGTTGAAGCGGTAGCCAGCGGGGCGACCGCTGCGGTAGTAGATGATTCCGTCGTTGATGCGGTAGCCTTTAAACGGTCCATCATCTGCGACGATTCCGTCGCTTGAGTGGGCCGAATAACAGCGATGCGAGGGGATGAGCTGAATCCGGGGAAACCCGTCATCACCCTTGACCATCAGCCAGAAAATCTCGCCGTCGCGGTCGATTGAGACGCTGGAAAGCTCCAGCATTTTCCACCAATCGAAAATCCCTCCGCGTGTGTCGCATTGGGGATACCAAACGTCCGCCATGAATTTTGAGATGGCTTTCCCGGCGTCTGCGTCAGGCCCGATGTAGGATGGAATCCATGCCTCACCCGTGGCGAAATCCGCTTTTTGGAGGATACATGCGCGAGGCACACCCATATTCATGAACAGCCGATTTGACAGGCTGCAAAGCGTCCTGCGGTCATGCGACGGAATCAGCTTGTCGATGTCATCATTCCTCACCTGGTGCTGCGGGCCGCGCCGATTGGATCGGTCGGCGGCATGCGCGAAGGTGTAGGGTTGCCCGAATTCGTTGAGGATGGCCATGGTTAGAACGTTGGAATCTGGGTGGTGGAGATCGGGCTTCCTCGATCAATGCAGGCGACAACCCAGCGCAGGAGTTGCAACCGCTGACCATTAGTCATCGCGCTTTGCGATGTGAATGTCTGGCCATTCACCGTTGCACTTGTGATGCGGGCGGATGCGTTGGGGTCGGTTGCAATCAGGACTGCCAGCGTTGAGAACTCGCCCCGGATTTTCGCTTGGGCGGCAGCATCGCCGTAAATGGCGGAGTAAATGGTATTTCCAAGGCTGGCAACGTTCACGGGCTTGCAATCCCCACCGTGGCGCGAATGTCAAAGGCGCATAAAAAATCCCCGCTCGGAATGAACCGGCGGGGATATTGACTGCATGGGTGTTACTCGTAAAACTTCATCGCTTTGGATTCACACCATGCCCGAGCCGATTCAATGGAATCAATCGGCATACCCTGAGCTTGGAACTGGTTCGCTCTCCACCTGGGGATTCCCAGTGACTCCGCAATTTCGGCGAGGGTTGGGGGCTTCGATTCTTTTGTGCTTACCATGCATGCACCTAACCGGGCTGGGCGGATCGGTCAATCCACAACCGGAGCGAACACCCGATACATCAGCGCGGCGGCGAGCGAATAGACCTCCGTGTCTCTAAAATGGTTAGCCCCGACGCGTGTCCACTCCTCCACATCGCGCCCACGGGCGTCTTTTTTCGTCATCAATCGCTCGCCGTTGAGTTGTTTCGCGTAGGCCGGTGGGGCGTCGTCATAGGCTAGCCATTCCGCGCCTTGCCCGTCGATGAGGCGTTGCAGGATGTATTGGAGTTGCGTGGTTGAGACGTGCCAACACTTCGCCCTCGCTCCGTTTTTAGCCTTCGCGTGCCATGGACGGGAATAGAGTCGGGTTTCCTTTTGGCCGCGTTTTGGTCCTGCTTTGATTTCCCATTCCCATCCACTCTTCCGGTTGCCATCACCCTTGATGCCTTGCCAGCCGTATGTGGTTATGATGCCGGCCATGCGTTCTTGATCGAATCCCACATCGAGAAATGTCAGATCCGGTAAGACGCCATAAATGAGCCGCTTTTCCTCGCATTGCGCCTCGGATGGTTCATAGCCGCAATAGAGCAACCTTGAATCGCCACCCTCTGCCCATGCGCGGATTGCCAGCCAGAAGTGATCACCGCCCGCATCAATGGTGCAGAAGCGCATTTTCTCGTTGTCGATTTTCCGCGCTTCCTCGTAGTCGGAGCGGGTGTAGCCGGATTGCCGGATCGTGATTGTTTTCACGCCTTGGGATTCGTTCCAACCGATAGCCCGCCGCTTCTGGAACCACTGCTTGAGCTGGGTGTGGTCGCCAATCGCCATTTGTCGGTCAGCGACGATCTTTTGCAGCACATCTTCCGCCCATGGGATCCACCAGATCCCACCGGCGTCGAGGTGGAAGCCCTCGTAGCCGCGCAAGCCGTTGTCGTCAGTCAGTAAATATCCGTCGTTCTCTTGGTAGGAGTCATGCAGTAAGCGTCGGTTCGCAGGTGTGTCGGCAAACTCCGCTTTGCATTCCTCATTCGGGCAGATCCGGCGCACGGTGTCGGCGGTCGCCTGGTCATCGGGTGTGCCGTTCTCGCGCTTGATTTCGTCCCATGCGAGCTGTTCAAATTTGAACGGGTGAACGGATCCGCAGGAAGGGCATTGCCATGCGAAATCCCACTTGCGGCATTTATCGTGCTCCAGGTGGAGTTCTGAGGTTTGACCGATGCCGTCCTCGGTTGCGATTTCACCCGCTTGGGATGCTAGAACGAACTTCCGGTTTTCGCGGTTGTGAGATCGCCCGAGCCACTCGCGCACCATGCCGTGCTTCCATTTCCATGCCTCGTCCCCGAGTCCAAAGGTAATGGATTTTTCTTGGAAGTTACTCATGTTCGCCCCGCCGAAAAGTTGGAACATGTGCGGCCAAACGATGGCATCCTTCCGCACGGAGTTTCGGAGTTGCGACGGCCACAGCGGCTTGATCGGTTCGCATCCACGGAGTGATTTAATGAGTCGGGTTTCAGCCCATAGCTGCGCGTCGGAGTCCGTCTGTGATGCGTAGAGTGTCGAGCCGGGAGACTCGGAGACGATCCAACATGTGATCGCCTCAAAGAAGGTCGATTTCCCCGCTCCGGTCGGAAACAGCATCACCATGTGGCGGGTCACATAGTCACCCATGCATCCCATTGGCTTGACCAACCAGCGGGTTTGCGACGGGTCAAACATACCCGAGCGTTCCGAGTTTTCAACGGGGACATGCAACGCCGCCCATTCCGCCGGGTGGAGGTCGGAGGGGGGAGAGACGGCGGTGCGAAATTCTGCGCTCATTGCTCGGGATGCTCTGCCCAGAATTGAGAAAGGCCGTCTGCTAGTTGTCCCTGAATTGCACGGATCCGCTCTTTGACGAGTGGCCGGCTTCGCTCAAGCGGCAGACCAAGGCAAAGCTGGGGAATTTCGGACTCCATCACGCGGAGGGCTGCGGAGACGGCGGCACCGATTCGGATGTCTCGTTGCCCAACCTCATCGCGGGATAGTAATTGATTCATTTCCTTGCGCACGGCGGCGGCAAGTTTCAGACCTTCTAGCTGTCGCTTGAGCGTGGTGGCTTCCGCGACCGAGATTCCCTTTGCCATCAGCGCCCGCTCGATTTCATCCAGCGTCATCTCGGAGGATGGCCCCGGTTTCGATGGCGAGGAATACTCCGACCGGGAATCGACGCGGGGTGGAATGCCGGCCTTGAATTTGCGGAGCGCCTTAACGTCGTGGGCGTCGATTCCTGCCTTTTTCGCCTCGTTGATTTGCCCCAGCGACATGCCTAATTCAGCCGCGATGACCCGGACGGTTTTCTGTTTTTTCGCTGCCATTTTTTAAGTTGTTGATCGTTACGGTGTTACGGGCTGGGAATGGTAGATCTATCCCGCGCGACGCG